AGATGTACCTGGACGAACTGCTGGCTAAATAATTTGGCAGGTGGAGGGCTTACCGGAGCAGTAACCTCCTTACCGTCGCCTGCCGTCGGCGGACGCTTAGAGATTCCTCAATAAAAGTTTGCTGGCAGAGTTTAGCCCTCGCCATTGATCCAGCAAGCAATCGCCCACTCGCCAAGCGTCGTCCAGAAGTCTTGCCCTCGATACCAGTCCAGCCATTCCTTGTGGCCTTTGCTGGAGTTGCAGGCAAGACAACAGCTCACCAGGTTTTCGCGGACAGTGAGGCCGCCCTGGACCTTGGGAACGACGTGATCGAGGGTTGGCGATCGTCCCAGCGGATCGTCGCAGTATGCGCAGCGGTAGTTCCAAGCCAGATGGATCTGATCTCGGGCGCTGCGCCGTGTCACTAGGCGCGTTTCATCAATGTGGTGTTGTTCCACCTAGATCCGCTGGAAGGGGCAAAGCCTGCACCTCGATACCGATGATGTCGTCATCGTTCGGGATGAATTCGCTGATCTGGCTGTAGATGTCTTCCGGCAGATCGTCAGGCTCGCTGTCGGAGCGATAGATCAGCTTGGCGGAGATCTCTACATAGAACGCCCGCATGGGCTGCCCGCCGCTTGGCTCACGGTAGCGGGCAACACCATTTGCTTCCCGATTGCTGAATTTTTTCGGGATCGTTAATCTGCGCCCATGCAATACATCCTCAAGGTCGGCCCTTGGCATGTCGGCCCTTTCGACACCCATAAAGCAGCAAGCTGGTGGGCCGAAAAACACGGCTGCGACAGTTTCACCATGCTGCAGCTAGATGATCCAGCAGAAGCGCCCGGCAAGGTGCTGCGGCAGCGCATGGCACCGCTGAAAAACCCGGCGATCATGATGCAATAAAAAACCCGGTTGGCTAGGCCGGGTCATCATCTCCCTCGCCAGCTGGACGTTAGCCCTTGCTGGGGGTAACGCCTAGGTCGGCGTTATAGCGACCAGTCTGCGCGTAGCTGCGATCGACAGTCCCGTTGACCAGCAGGAATTTCATCTGGCCCATCTTCAGCCCAGGCCAGATGCCGAGCGGATGCAGCTTCCGCTGGTTGCAGATCTCCATTGTCAGGCGGCTGCCAAACCAGCCCGGATCGCACCAGCCAGCTTCGGCGTGGTCCCAGCCTTCACGCGCCCGGCTCGACTTAAGGACAAACTGCGCGCCGACGTGATCGGGCAGGTTGAAAATCTCGCGGGTTTCAGCCAGGAAAAACTCGCCCGGCTGGATCAGGTACGGATCCTCTTCGGTGTGGCCGATCAGATCCACCAGCTGCAGCTCCGGAGTGCCTGGCACCTCGATCATGATCCGGGTGCCGAGCGACACGTCATAGCTGGCCGGGTTGAGCTGTTCAGGGTCAAACGGCGTCACCATCGCGTGCTGTTGGCACAGCCGCTGGATCTCATGATCAGGGAGCAGCATTTAGTCAGATATCAACCAGCGCAGACTAGAGCGATAGGTCATCAATGAGAATCGCCCAGCCATTGCCAGGGCCTTCTACTTCCCAACGATGCATAAAATCTTCCCAGTCGTAACGGACTGCGAAACCGTTGCTGCTGATTAGCTGGCCGGTGCCCATGTCATATTCACCGCGCGGATCATGCAGCACCAAATAGTCGCCTTCTTTTGCGCCAATCACTAACGCCCAATGTCCAAAACCCTCAGGTGGCCTGCCGGTTGTGATGTCGCCTTTGTGCAAAAAGCCAACGGCAACAGGTCGCCCAGCGCGCACTTCTTCAAGCAGTAGATCCGCTGAGCCGTCTCGAATGAACTCGACTTTTGCGCCGAGTTCTTCCATCGCCCAAACGTGGCTTGCGATCATCTCGCTAGGCCCGTGCTTCTGGCGCACCTGGAAGTATTCCCACTGATCAGCCACCAGCGCATAGGTGGCGGCCAGCATCGCCATCGTCGAGGTGACGCACTGATTTTCGCCATTAGGCAGATCCAGTTGCTTGTAGTACGGCGCGTAATTCCATTTAGTGCGGTCTTTGCCTGAAGCACGCCACAGTTCAAACCACGCCGCATCCTCGCGAAGCAGTTCTTCGGGCATGTCCTCTTGCAGCTGTTGGATCGCAGCCAGCTGGTGGGGCTGACCGCTGAAACGTTCAAAGAACTGGTTCAGCTGCAGGACCACTGGCACCAACCAATCGAGCACGATCAGTCTTTAGCGGGCCACAGCGCCTTTTCAACCCAGTCAACCAAATTGTCATCCACGCGGTTTTCGGTGGTCTTTGCGTAAGCGCGCAGCAGATCGACCACCAAACGCTTTACGCCGTCAGTCTTGATAAAGCTGAAAATGATTGGCCGAATTACAGCAAGCATCGCCCTAGATCTTTTGGGAAAAGTCTAGAGCTGTTTCCGAGCGCCTTCCAATCGCGCAATCGCTTGCTCTGCCGCATTCAGCCTGCTGAAAATCTCAACGCGATCAGTGCGCAGATCCTTATGCATTTCTTGAACTTGCTTGTCGATGCTGTCTACGCTTGCAATCAAGCGCACTAGACAATCGCGATCCTGAGCGCTTCGCTTGCTATGGCCATTCAGGCTAAACAGCAGGCCAGACAAGGCCGCACCAGTTACCGCTGCAGCCAGTTCAACCACGTCACGTCAAAGCTCTAAACCATCATGGCGAACGACGAGCAGCAACACGAGGACGAAAAACACGGCCTGCTGGGGCACCTAGTCCGGCTTGGCCTGATGGTCTGGGCCTGCGGGGTCATCACCGCCAACTACATGGGACTCTTCAAACAGTCGATTGATGTGACTTTCAGTGCGTCGCTGTTGTCATCCATGGCTGCCAGTTATGGACTCACTGTTGGACGCAACGGACAAAAGAAAAAGGACGCCCCTACAGTTCAAGAGCAAGGGAAGCCCAAGGCATGAAACGCGCCCTATTGATAGTTGCCGCGCTATTCGCCGCGGCCCCAGCTGCAGCTCAAACAGTGACGCCAACGTGGTCCACCGGCTCGATGCAGAGCACAACGACCACAACCCAAACGATCACTGAGACAATCCAACACCAGATCTATGGTGCAGCGCTTGAGACTTACTCAGGCGAAAACGTCACCCCCAGCGCTTCCGACATTAGAAACAGCAGCACTACATGGGACGTTCACACGGCCGGCGATCCATTCACCTTGGAAGTCACCACCAGGTCGGCAGACACGCTGATAGAGCAAATCGATATCGACCGCACAATCGAAACCGACTCCACTACCACCTCGCTCAGTGTGTTCTCGCAGTAGTGCTGGCCGGGCCTGCTGCCGCTGAAACGACCAACAACTCAGCTCCAAAAGCGCAAGCCACTAGCAACAACACGAACCAGAGCGTCCAGTTCAACAACAACGGCGCACCAAGCCGGCAGCATTTCAGCTCTGGACACAGCTGCAATGGCGCAACGTTGGTGGTGACGCCGTTTCACCTTGAAGCGCACGCCGACCCCATCCCTGGGGAGGACTACACCCGGATGCAGAACATGGGGGCGCAGCTGTCTATAAATGTGCCCCTCGACGGTTCCATCACTGAGATGTGCAAGGAACTGGTTCGCAAGCGCCTACGCGCAGAGCAGCAAAAACTAGACAAGGAACAGCTGGACTATCACTTAGTGCGCGCACTGCGCTGCGCTGAGTTATACGGCCTCGGTTTCATGATCCACCCTGACGCTAAGTTGGCGTCACTCTGTTCCGACGTAGTTTCAATCGATGTCTACCGAAGGTCAGTGGGTCTTTCCCTCGCGCCTTCGCACTCTTCTTCAGCGCCGTCTGGAACACCGGCTTCAGCCGTTTCGTCAGATTCTGCGCAGCCAATGTCGCCCCAACAGAAGCAGCTGCAGCAGCTCCCGCCGTTACCGTCGCAACCGTGAGAACCTCGGCGCTGGGCAGCGCAAATTCCAGCGGGGTTCCAGGAACTGCGACCCTGGCCACTTTGGGCTCGACTTTCTCGATTTCCGGTGGATTAAGCAGATTGTCGATCGACTGCTGCTGTGCCTTGATGTTTAAGTTCAGCTGCTTGATCTGGCCTTGAAGCCCTTCGACCGCTTGGCGAGCGCCTGGATCTACCGCCTTCGGAGGCTCCGGCGGCGGTTTGGGTTCCACGCTTGGCGGTATCAAAATTGGATGCGACGGCGCCGGAAACACCGGAACCGCTATCTCCATCCGGGGCAGATCTATCGCACCCGGAAGTTCAATAGAAGGAAGGACCAGGGAATCCACTGACCTTTTCTTTCAACTTCTCCTCAATTTTTTCAGTCACTTGTCCGCCGATGCGCTCCATGCTCTTGTCCATGTAGCTGTTGAACTGGAAAAACGAGATAACCAGCGCGGCTGTCATCGAGGTGCTGAGCAAAAAGCCCACCACAGCCATCAAGTCAATGATCTTTCGCATTGAGGATTGCCTTTTCGTTG